AATACTCTTCATCAGAATACTCATCTAAAGTATCCAATGCATCTATGTCCTTACTCATTTTATGTCCTCCATTTGTAACCAGTTAATACCTATCTTTGACTCGGTATCTAGGGGTACGTTAAAGTTAATATTGTAATACGTTTTGAGGGATGGTATTACATTTGATGTGCCCTGCTTAAATATTTCACTCATCACATCTTCTTCTCCAGGATAAACATCTGCCACGATAGAATCATGAACTGTGTTTACAAGTAAACTCTTTACACCTTTGTCTTGCATAATTTTATATATATTTATACAAGCCATTGGTACAATATCTGCTGTTGCAAAACCTTGTACAGGGTAATTTTTTATCTGAGTACCATAAGTAGATCCACCCCAAGGTGTTCTCTCTGCATATGGAAAAGCATACTCCCTACCAGTTGGTAGTTTAATTCTCTTGTATCTTATGGCTTCACTCTGTAATTTTTCATGCCATTTTTTTATATCTTTATACTTCTCTAAGAATTTAGTATAATATCTTTTCTCATCCTCAGTGCCAGTTACACCACCATACAAAGGTTTAAATGTATGTGCCTTTGCATCTTGCCTTGATACTCCTATAATATCTGCAGTGTATTGATGTACATCTATGTTATTTTTTATATCTTCCATACCTTGCTTATCTTGTGCGAGATATACTGCAGTTCTAAATTCTAATTGTGCAAAATCTATCTCTAGTATCTTACCCCCTTCAAATCTAGAGGTAACAACTTTACGAATAGGAAATGTTCTACCCCTAGGTTGGTTTTGAAAGTTAGGATCACGACTAGATAGTCTACCAGTTGCAGTTATAGCCTGCATAAACTTAGGATGTAAGAAACCTTTTTCGTTTGTAAAGTTTTTTAACCCTTCTACAAATGTATTTAGATATGTATCCACTGCATTATGTCTTACGATTGCATCTATAAATTCTTTGAACTCACCCTCTGCTTCTGAGGCTATCTTACTCAAAGTAATTCTATCAGTTCTAAATCCAGACTCTGCAATATCATAAACACTTCTAGGTCTTTGTCTAAATCCTGCAACCTTTGCCATTGGTGTATAGATATATCCCTCACCATCGCAGTCAGAACATTTAGTATAATTTTTAAATGGACTACCATCTTTTTTTATTCTTTTGATAACACCCTTACCATGACAGGCTATGCATTGCTCTGCTACAGTTCTGTATATTACCTCTGTATTATCTGCAACTAAATTTCTAAATTGCTGTCTAGAATAATTAGGTCTTCTCTTACTCTTACCTGTGCTTTTATCTATACCGACATTAAATATCTTAGCCCATTGTTTTTTATCTTTTGGTTTCATAGAGTAAATCAACCAAGCTAATTGTTCTGGACTAGACAAATTAATTTTAGTATCACCCATCTGTCTATACACAATCTTGTCTATCTTTTGTTTTAGATATGCAAACTCTGCTCTAAACTCTTTCTCAACTCTATCTAATTCATTTAAATCTACATTGATACCATTACGTTCCATGTCAGTTAATACAACTAAAAACTCATTCATCATCTTAACTGTCATAAGTAAACCCTTATTGTTTTCTAATCTTAAATCAGCCATCTGAGAATCAAATAAACTTCTAGTTATCTGCACATCTATTCTACCGTATTCTTCTACAATATCTTTTGGTATGTTTTCAAATGATACGCCTCTGTCCATATATTCTTTTACACTACTATCTTTAGATCCTATCTTTCTTCTACGGCAACACATCTCAAGTGTTAAACTTTTTCTAACACCTCTGTTTAAAATATATTCACCAAGCATAGTATCATATACCCTACCTCTGTATTTAAATCCTGCCTCAAGCAGCCACATTAAATCAAATTTAATATTATGACCTACAAGTAAGGTTGTTTTATTTAGAGTATCTTGTATCTTAACAGCACAACCTCTATCTATTCTTTCACTATGATTTGTAAAATAATATTCATCGTTAATACCTACACTAACTAATATATTATCTGGATGAAAAGGTGATGGGTCATACCCACCATTCTCATTTTTTTGCCAAGATGTCTCTACGTCTACTGTTGTTATCATACAGATGTTCCTTTCATAGCTATGATTAATATTTTTAAATGTCGTAATTCTTTTTGTTGATCTGCTATTTTATTTTTATATTCAATAAGCATATCCCACATATCTTGTAATTGTAGTGTTAAATAACAAGCATATACTAAAACAAAAATTATACTAAATGCTATAACTAAATTCAGTAATTTATCTAGTGAACTCATTTTATGTATATCTCCTTAACTTTTCTTCCTGGTATTCTTGCACTAACGTGTGGTGCATCATCTAATCCATCCATAGAATCTATGTAAACTTCTAATAGTCCTGCGTTAGTTTCCATTGTAATAAAGCAACATCCTTTTGATCTAATATCAAAATGTATACCTTTGGCATAACGATCTTCAAATTTATTTTTTTTTCGTATTGCTATATGTTCTTTATCTCTTCTTTTTCTATACTTCATACCTACTTATTTCCCTTCTAATGGTACACACAGGCTCTCCATGATAACCATTTATTTTATTTTTACTTATACATAATGTTCTTATTTTATTTTCTAAATCACTGTTTGCATTTCTACCTATACCAATAATCAAATCAGCTTCGGCAGCTTTACCAGTCTTAGAGTTTTCCATTTGGTCAAACGAAATACTGTTTCTATTATGTGCATCAGCAGACGCTTGAGATATAGCTATCACTGCACAGTCTCTCCTCTTTGCAATCTCCCTTGTTGCTGTGTATATCTGCCTTAACTTCTCATCTGTTCTTGCGTATGTTCCTGTCACATTTATTTTATCTAACTGATCTATAACAATAATATCTGGTTTATGTTTTTCACAGTGTGCATCTATATCATCCATTGACCAATCGACTGTATCAAACATAGATATATTATCTTTTATTTCATTCCAATAAGATTGTGCTGTATCTAAATCATCTACTATTTGTTCTCTAGTCATACCAGTATAACAAGATATAGCTCTCATCTGTGTACGAACAGCAGGTTCTTCATTTATAAATGCGTGTATCTTTGCACCTTGTTCTGCAAAACCATTTGGTCCTGCACATAAACTAACCCAGAAAGCTGTCTTACCTGTCTCTGGTCTAGCAAATGCAATCATAAGATTACCACCACCTATACCACCAACATTCTCTTTCATAATTGGTATGTTAAATTTCCATCTAGATGTTGTTGCTAAAGAAGTTAGCACATCATTTATGTCATGAGTAACTGCAGGAACTTTCTCCTCATCAATACCATGTTTATGCTTTTCTATCATGGTTGTTATCTCACTAAAGTTTGCTTCCTTACCATTAAATATTTCAGTAGACTCTACTGCTATCCTCTGTGCAAGATCTCTATCAGATAAAATACGCATGATATCTCTTGCTATCTCCTTACTAGGTTCTTGTACTTCCTTGATGTCTTCAACTAATTCACTAAACTTTTCTTTCGCAGCACGGGTCAATGCAGGATTAAATATTGTAGTATGCAAAGAATATAACTCATCAATCTTTATATCCTCTTGATATTTATCGTGTGCTTTCTGTATAGTATCATACAAAGAATTTACATCTCCAGAAAATACTGTTGGGGATAATGTACCCTTGTATTGTGTATAAAATTTTTTATTAAGCATAAGCCTAATCATTTGTTTTTCTATCATTTGCTTCCCTCTTTCAATCTATCTATCTCGAATTGTAATTTAATTTTACCTAATCTCATATCCTCATTTTCATTTTTTAATCTCTTTACTTCTGCGTAAAGAGCCATAAGTTCTTCTGCTCTATACTTAACAAATGTTGTAAATTTATTATCACATTTTCTAGTCTGTTTCTTTAGATAATCAATTATCTTTTTTTGTTTATCTATAATCTCCTCAAGATCATTTGAACCTCTATCAAGATTTACTGGCATCTCCATACTCCTTTCTTAATAATAAATCTATTGCATCTAATATTGATTGATCTCTTTGTGTCCATTCAGATCTATTCATATCTGCTATATCATATTTCCAACTATTCCAGCTGTCTAATATTTCTTTCTTCATTTTATCATCCATAAAATATTTCCCTTACTTGTTCTGTGTTAAAATACTTTAAGTCATCTTCTAAAGGTTTTACTATTACATTCTCAAATCCAGATGATCTTAAATCTTTTGCCATGTCATATGCTTTTGTTGTAGCGTCTCTATCTAAACATATATATAAATTTTTATAGGGTTTCAAGTGTGACTTCTGTACTGATTTTAATTTAGTACCCATGATAGAAATACCAGTTAATATATTTGATACTGCACAAGCTGATGGGCAATCCTCTACAATTACTGCATCACTACACTCACCACATTTAAATGGTACATCTTTATTACCATACATAAACCATTTAGGAAAATCATTTTTATTTAATGATCTACCTACTGCACCAACTATCTTATGTGATATTCTATTCTTGACTAAGAACACAACTCTATTTTGTTTTACGTCATACTTAAAATCTGCTCGACCCCATGACCAAGACTCCCAACAATTATTATTGGATAGCCAACGCATTGCTTTTTCGTTTGAATATATTGATTGAAAACTATCTGGTATTTTAAATTCTGTATCTTCTATGTGTAATGTTTGATTGCCATGAAATACTCTGTCTACATAATGCATATTCTTTTCTCCTTGATGTTTACCTTTTGCGTTACACGCTGAATGAAAACAATACCAACCTATTTTATTTTCAGTTGTATCAATAGACAAAGTATTTCTACCATTACAGAATGGGCAATCCATTCTTGTTTGAGTTTCAGATGGTATGCTTAAACCTTTTATAACTTCTAACTGTTGCCTATAATTCAATCTAAATTTCCTCGTAAAGAATTGTATGTTTATCTTTAGAATAGAAGTCATCAGACTCTATCTTCATCAATCCCTCGTTTAGATATTCAGCAACAGCATTTTCAAGCATCTCGTTTGTTGGTTCGCAAGGAAATGGAATTATAGCTTTTGCGTCTATTCCCTTTCCGAATATTCTTACTTTGTATTTTTTCATCTTCTTTCTCCTTATCAGAAAAGTTTTCTTTTGTCAAATTTTTTTTTAACTCTTTGTAATATTTTGGGTGTTTCCACTCGAACATTGACCTACCTTTTTTCTTGTACTTACTCGTTTATATCCACTATACCATGATGTATCTCTACCATTTTCTTTACACCACTCATAGTGATTTTCTAAAATTTTTTTTATCTCATCTGCATAACTCATAGTTTACCCTTTCTTTCTTTTCTAGATATGTGTGGTAAATAGACAATCTTTAAACTGTCGTTACCTTTTTTACTAGTCCAAGTTACAGCTGTTTTGTCGTCCTTGTCCTCTGGTTTACCATCATATTTTTTTATTGCTTTTTTTAAACTCATAGCTTCGATAACTTTTTTATCTCCACTACCTCTTACAAACGTATACTCTTTCATTTTTTATCCTTATTTAGTTGATTTAATTCTGCCCCATCTGCTTCAAGATTATCTATTAGGTTTAACCCCTCAACAATACTTTGTGCCGTATGAATATTATCACAGAAACAAACTACATTTTGTTTTCCATTTTGTAAATCATACATTACTGCATTTTTATGTGCATAATAATTACCTCTGTAACTATTTGCTTTAAACATATCCTTTGTTATATATTGATCATCAAGTATCATTGTTATCCTCCTCTGTTCCCTCATCATTTATTTCAGAAAAAATTTCTTGTGTTTCTTCATAGTCTGCTAGACCATCTTCATTGTGTTTTCTTGTAGCTTCTTCTAAACTATCAGCTTCAATAACACATTCCTCTCTAACAGTTTTTCTTACCTCTCGCCAAAATAAATATTTTTTACTCATGTTTATCCTCCTCTGGATTTGAGAATGTAATAGTAAAACCTTTCTCCTTGTCTTCACAGTACTCAGTTAAAAAACTATCAACGTATGAAGCTGTGTCATCATCTATATCTGTGATAGTATCTGTATAACAAGTACCATCTGGTCTTTCTATTGTTGCGACTATTGCCCAACCTGTACATTTATATTTCATTCTAGTTCTCCTCCTTTTTTATCTACATACTTTTGTAGTTCTATAAAACATTCTTCCATAAATGCGTCACTTAAATCTACACTTCTTAAAGTTACAGTTTCACCTTTAGGATTTGTTAATTCAAGTTTAACAGTTTCCCATTGCCATTTATTATTTAAGGGTACACTCATTCATCCTCCTCATCTTCGTGCCAGAAAACAATATTATTTTCTATATCATGATCTGCTTTTGCTAGTTCTTCTTTTGTATAGGTATCTAAATACCCCCAATTTGTATGACCATAATTGTCTCTACAATAATCGTCTATGTATTCACTGTGATCTCCTGCCATATTAATGCTCCTCGTAGCTTACTTGTTTAACTTTACGACTCCAACAGGCACGGCAACTACCACATTTATTATCTTGAGTCTGTGATGGACACTCATGACCTATTGCTTTCTTATCTTTATGCACACCAGATGTCCACTTCCAAAACTTAGGTTGTGGGCTATCGACTTTAGTTGTTGATACTCGTAGGCATAAATTCTTTGGTACATCTTTTTCTGTAATCTTGTCTATGATTTGATACTCCCTTGTAGCTAACCAATATCTTATATGTGGTGTAAGTTCACATACCTCAAATATTTTCATAAGATGTGAGTAGGATTGTACATCACCAGAATCAAACCATCTGTGATATCTATCTTCCTTTTTTTTATTTTTATATTTCTGTGTAATAAGTTCTGCCATATAGTCTACCCACTCTGGCAATTCAATAGCTTGATATCTTTTTTCATACATGGCTCTGACCATTGGGAATACATAACAACCTTTACCTGCATAACATTTATTACAGATAGTACCTTTTACTTTTGCTAACTTACTGCCTGTAACACAATACTCGATAGGTATACCCCACGCATACGAGGGCATCTTAGCAGGATTAGATAGTGTACCTATCTTTTTTTCTATATCTTTTAATTTTAGATTTTCCATTCTAATCTCCGAATAGCAAAGCGTATCTCATCTTTAGTCAGTAGACCTGCTTTGTACCTAACATTTAATCTGTCATATAATTTTTGTATATGATCTCTGGTTGTACCTACATGGTCACAGGCTTCTGCACATGCCCTAGTATAGAACCAGTTTCTAGCTTGAGATACATCTAACATAGATATGTTGTGACCTGCACCTAACTCAAAGGCATCATTAAATGCTTGTTGTATTATTGCTATCCAGATTTTTTCTTCTGGCGTTCTTATCCTTGCTTCTGTAATTGCTTTTTCCATATTATCTCTGTAGTTTTATTGATTATTATATCTGCTTTTGGATCACAAAGATAGCATAATTTATCCCTTGAGTCAACTTGACGCATTGAATTTTGAGCCGATCTGTGATATGCTTCCCTGTCGTTGCAGGGGGGGTTAGTATATACCCTAGGTAATTTAATAACTTTACTTATCATTATCATTCTCCATAACTTTATTAATAACTTTAAATGCAATAGTACCACCTATTATAAGGGCTACTATTCCCATTAACAACATTCCTAATCCGTATTCTATTCCCATAATAAATAAGGGCTAGGCAATCTCTTGCCTAACCCCACCCTTTCCTATTTTATGAAGCTAAAGAAGATGTTTGGGCATTGTATAATATTCTTGCCTTAATCTTCTCATCTCTAGTAGGTGCTTTCCTACCTATGTTCATAATTGAATCGACTGCGTCATCAATAGAGATAACCAAGTCCATTCCCATTTTATCTGCAAGTATCTCTGGTGCAATAACCCAACCAAATTGTTTAGCAAAGTCATCAACTTGAGAGAACTTAGTCATGCTTTTGACTATCTCTTTAAAGCGATCAACTCTTGCTACGACAATCTGAATCCAAGCAGTATGATGTTTAACTAACTCTTGTTTAGCATGGTGCATCATTTCAAACTTAGCAAACTCAAGTTCATTACAACTTATTGCACGGGATCTACAACCACCAGTACCTATAATGTTAAGAGCATATTTATCAACCCACTCTTGCATTAAGTCTGTACTACCTTGTTTGCCTTGCAAGAAATGTAAGTTATCATTTCTGGCAGTAGCTAACCAAGGATTGCTACGTCTATCATATCTGTCAGCACCTTTTTCATAAGTAATGTCAGCTTCGATATTGCAATCTGGATTTAGTCCTACCTTTTTCATATCATCACGATACAATGCGTATGCAAAGTTATTACCATGACTTGCATTGTTAGAACTATATCTACTTCTATTGCCGTCATAAGCACCATCAAGATGAAAAGAAAAATGCTTACGCTTTTCTTCTTCATCTCCATACTGATCGAGTTCCATTACACCATCAACATTCATAAAAAAACAACTGTCTTTGCCAGTAGCATTAACAGTATTATATTTTCTCTGAAGTCGCTGAAGTTCTGCAACATCTTCAAGCTGATACTTCCTCTCGACTACCTCTTTCATTACTTTAAAAGATGAGTCGATAGTTTCTACGGCACTAGCTTTTGCTAGTTCGTATTCAGTCTTTTCGTCACATTCCATAGACTCACAATGTCTGCGAAAGTCTACAACTAAAGACTTACGCTTACCTGCGTTAAGTCTTATTTCTTTTTTATCCATGAGTATATACTCCTTTCATGTTGATTAAAAAAAAAGACACCACCCAGATGTCTGAGTGATGCCTATATAATATAAAATTATTGCTGATGTGTCAACTAGCCAAGCCAAGTTCAATGGCTAGTTCTTTTGCTTGAGTGTCGTCTATTGTGAGCCAGTCGTGATCTTGTCGTATTTGATCTCTTGTCTGTGCCTGTTGTCTAGTTATAGATTGTTTAACACCTTTAAGGTTATTAGTTAAAAAATATGTAGGGTTAGATACTCTTGTTTGATAATTATAATTCCATTTATATTCAACAAACCAAGCATTTTCTAAAGGTAGTATCTGCTTATCGATATATCCTACTGCTGACATTAAAGTATCTTTATGCTCATCAAACCATTGCTCACGACAACGCATACTACAACATGGGAAATAGTATTTACTTATCTTATAAGATTGATAATACTTAGAACCTTTATTTCCACGAACTTGTGATTGATTTTTTTTCTGAACACATTTTTTATTCTGACACCACTCGCTACTCATTAATATCCCCTTTGGTCATTAAAGTTTTTAGAGCTGTAAATTTTACCTTATCAAACATCACGATAGTAATGTCCTCATTTACCTCTAACCTATTGATTTTATAGACTTTTTTGCCTACGCTGAACCACTTCAATCTCTTAACAGAAATGTTTCGTGGTGCTTTTTTGTCTAGGTCATGTGCTAGTATGTACTCGTCTGGGTTAGTAGTTCTTTCCTTACCCTTACGCTTATACATAGTGCCGTCAGTTTGTTTCCATGTTGAACGATTTAATAAATCAAACTTGCCTACTCGGTACTCGCCATTGGTTTTAATAAAACCTGCACGAAACTTTTTAGCTTTGGTTGATGTCATCAAATCATATAGTAGATCG